TAATACTCTTGCTCCAACTAATACTGCATTTTTATCACCAACTAACAAATCATTATAGTCAATCTTTTTGTCAACGATTAATGATTCTAATAGTTTGTCTAACGCTTTTCCTTGTTGAACTAAGTTTGCTGATGTGAGAATATCCTCATCACGAGCAGTCATATATCTCATTTCTATTTTACCACTTGACAATGGATTGTCTTTTGGATAGAAATGTCCCTTCGACGGTAAATCAATGATTTCCGTAGGAAATTTATTTTGTGTCATTTTTACTCCTTTGTTTAAAACCTTTTAAATAACTATATTATTTTTTACCACTAAAGATTTTTTCAGCACCTGCGATACCAAAACAACCTAATGTGATAATAACAAATGAATTATAAATGAATTCTTGAATTACTAATTCACTTCCAAAAGCACCAGTAATCATATCAACTAAACTAGTTAATGTCATTACTGCGAAAGACATAAAACCAATAATTGATTTTTCATTGTATTCATTTTTATCTTTAAATATTTCACTAAATCCCATTTTTTATCTCCTAATTATTTTTTATATTTGATGGGTCTGGGTATAACAAATAAACGGTACTACTACCACTTACTCTTGATAAACCTATTTCAAACACTGTATCTGGTTTAAATTCTATAGCGGCTACTGACTCTCCGTGAGCTGTTGTCAATACTGAATCAGAACCTGATGGAACAATGTTGGAACCAGAAACGAAAAATCCACTTGCTCCTTTTTCAGAACCTGTTGCATAAAAATCTTTTGCTGTTACTTTGACAATTTTACTAAATTTAGGTGTATAATCCATTTTTTATCCTTTAGAATTGTAGGATTGCATAATCATATTTTAGAGTTAATGCAATTTCAACTGGGTCTGATGTTGCATAATCTAATGCTCCGAAGTTAGCTGCTTCAATATAAGTTCCTTTTAAAGTCCACTCTTCAACAATGTCTCCGACTGGTCCTAATAAATTAAAAGTAACATCTTTTTTGTAGAAATCAGAATAACCTTGGCGACCTGTTACTGATTCGTGATGTTCTCTAATCCACTCCATTACTCCTTGAGCGGCTGATGGAACTACTGGGTCATATAAAGTGATTTCTAATGGTTGCCATGCACCTTTACCTTTCACATATCTTTTAACATTAATATGTTCTAAGACAACTTCATCAAACTGAATAGAAGGTCTATTCATTGCTTTGATTGTGAAGGCTGGTATACCTTCGATATACATAATGAACCTATTTTGTGTCTTAGGTTCAAAAGGTGTAAACATAATTTCTGATGGGTCTAATAGTTCAGCCATTATAAATCTCCGTGTTTCATATTCAGTAATAAATATAACGAAACCGAAAAAATGATTAAATATATTTGATTATGTTTTGAAAGTTTTTTGAAAGTTTTTATAATAAAAAAAACCCCACTAAAAAGTGGGGTTTTCTTCAGTTTGTTAACTATTATTCAGGGAATGTTGCACCTGTTGGTTGAACTACAAAGTCTAATACGATAAACTCTGCTGTTCTTGTTGGTTGAATAAATATCTGTCCTATTAGACGATTTCTGTCGATTTCGTCAGGAGTGTTATTTGTATCATCCATAACCACTCTAAATGCACTTAAACCACTATTTGACTGAACATCCTCTAAGAAAGGATTAACAACATTTAAGAAACGATTTCTTGTTGCTGTTGTGTTCTGTTCAAATACTAAGAAACGAGAAGTTGATGCGATAAATTTCTTTAACGCGATTAACAATCTTCTTACATTTACTCTGTCTAATGCACTTGGTTTTCCTTGAAGAGTTTTTTGACCAAACACTACCACACCCTGTCCAGGGAAAGTAGCGATTGGGTTAACTCTATTTTCATACAACTTATCTCTTTCACTATGAGTTAGTCTTGTTTGTGCTTCAACAACATCTGCTAAACCACCACGATTTAAACCTGCTGGAGCGAACCATTCAAAAGCTACCTCGTCATTAAATGCAATGACACCAGGTAAAACAACTGAAGGTGGCACCCAAGTTGGTCTGTTAGTATTTTCGTCTATGACTTTTACCCACGGGTAATAAGTTGCTGTAAAGTTTGAATCCAATGAACTTACATTACTTGTTACAGTATCTACTGAATCACCATACTTAGCAGCGTCAAGGATAAGGAAAGTATCCGCTCTATCTTCTACTTTATTGATTGCGTGATTAGTTACTGTTGAGTGAGTTCCGTGAATTACACCAGGTAATACCATCATATTGATATCAAACTCGTCAGGATTACTTACTGCGTTAATAGCTCTCTTATAAACTATTGAACCACTATCTGCTGAAGTGTTTAAGTTAAATCCTTGTGTGTTTGAACCTGCTATGTCTGTTCCGACAGCATAATGAGTTGCTGGATTTTGTCCATCAAAGCCCCATTGGAAAGGAACTGAGAACTTTCTTTGTTCTATTGCTGAATTAGAAAGTGTTATCAATTCTGTTTGGTCTGCATAAGTTGTTGCTACTGCTGTAGCTCCGTCAGAACCTAACATATTTTCCAATGACATTGTTACATTACTACCTACTGCGGCAGTTGATGGGATTGGTGATAAGTATTGTCTGTTATTAAGATTACTAAAATCAAACCCATAAAATGTATTTTGGTCAAAGTCTGCTACTGATGAACTTTGATTTGATTTAAATGAAGCTGTTACAATTTGTGTTGCTCCAATATCTGTTGAAACAAAAGGTACATATAGTGAATTAAATCCAAAAGGAACAACAGTAGTTGGGAAAGTTTCTAAGTTAGAAAAATCTCCTACTCTAATGTGTTTACTTTTGTTTGGATAATCACCATAAAAAGTTAATTTACCATTTGAGTCAATAGATGTGTGTCTATCACCAATTACTCTTGCAAAGTAATTTGTTGAACTTGGGTCAAATGTTAAATTATCAAATTGTTCCATTACTGAATCATTTCCAGGTCTACTTGAATCGTTACTAAAGTTTACTGAACGCACTTGTAATGAGAAAGTTCCGTAATCAGAACCAGCAACACTACCAGCATCTTTTACATTTAAGATATTGATTTTGAAGTGTTCATTTACATTACTTCCGTGTGAACGAGTGTAAACTCTGAACAAATTAGACCTAGAACCACCAATATTCTGTGATTGTATGTAAGGTGTTCTTGCATACTGATAATCAGAATTACCTGTCCAAGTAGCGGCTGTTCCGTCAGAATTGAAAGCTGTTGCTCCGTCTGAAAGATTTAACCCAACATTTTCATTTGAAGCTGTTGTAAAACTACCTGTTAGTTTATTGATGATATCTCCGTGAAATGATTTAAAGTTTTTATACAAATATACTGGTTCAGAATTGTTTTGTGGGTCACTAGATAAAACTTTATCAATGTAAAGTGCACTGGAAGTATTAAAAGAAATTGTTTTCTCTAAATTACCAGTTGATGAAGTTACGGCTAATGTAAATGAACCTGTTACATTTTCAGTAGTTTTTACTGAACTTGTAAATTCTCCTACACCTATTGAAAGTCTTGTTGGTGCTAAAACTGACAACAATTTATTATGTGAATAAGATTCAGCTGTATTAGCAGTTGAACCTGAAACCATAAGATTAATGTTGTTAGCTTGATAACCACCAATTCCAAGAACTCTAACAATTGTTACTGTACCAGCAGATTTTAAGTATTGTTTAGCCGTGTAAGGGACATAAAAACGAGAATCTAAAGTTCCAAATATCTCTTCAAACTCACTAAAACTACTGATGATTGTTGGTGTGAACGCTGGCCCTTTTTGTGTAGGCCCAATTAATGCGGCACCAATCTCAGAAATTCCTTGAGGTAAAAAAGATAAGTCTTTTTCTCGTGTAAATACACCAGGGCTAACTATTCTTTCTGCCATTATTTTTCTCCGATTGATTGAAATTAAAACTAATAATAAATATCAGCTTAAAATCTCAAAAGTGTTATACGATACTAATTTTTTTGGTTGTTTTCAGTTTCTTGAACACTAACTGGTGTGTATTCACCTGTTTGTGGATTTAAAGAACCTGGGCCATATTTTTCAGTTAGAGATTGAACTAATTCAGTTTCTTTTTCACGATTATCGTCCCACGCTTTTTCTAACGCGTCTTCTGATTGTTCTAATGAATCTAATTGTCTTAATAAATTCATTTTACTAACTTTTAATTGACCAAACTGAGTTGAAATACCTGCATAAGTATTTTGTAACTCTTGTAATGATTTAAGTTCTTCTTCAGAAAATTTTACTGCTTCACCATCACTCATTTGACTTTTTAGTTTTGTTTCTTCAGCCATTTTGTAACTCCTTTATAGTTTAACTGCTTTATATCTACGACCTGAACTATCATTGTTTTGTAGTTCAACTGCTTTTTCCCAGGCTTCTTGTTCGTCGTCAAACGAAAAAGTTTGAGTATCACCAGAACCACTAAGTTGACTCCAAAATTGTTGTTTGGTAGCCCACTCAGGGTCTTGTGAACCTGTTAAAAAATATTGTTTTACTACTATCCAAGTCATATGTTAATAAATATCAGTTTGTTTTTCTTTATTCAATTTTTTTTATTATTTTATACACTTCTATTATAGTGATTTATACTGATGTTTGATAACTTATCAAAGTTTATTTCATCTTTATTTACCACAAGTTCTGGTGCATAATAAATATTTCCATCACCTTCTAAATACCATTTTATTCTTGCATTATCTGGTATTTCTAATTCTACTTTGTAAAAATTTATTCTATCGTTATCCCAATAAACCGGAATATCACTATATCCAGATGAATATATGGAACTTTGTTGTAATATGTTGTTATACCAACTTAAAATAGTTCCTTCTTTACAATATTTACATATTAGTTCTGGAAATGAAGGTTTGTTAAACATATCACCATACGGGTCATAAAATACCGCATCATATTGTTTGTCTGGAATACTTTCTGCCCAATCACCTTTTATCGGGATTACATTTGGTTTATCTTTAGCCCACTCAAGTAATCTTTCATATACATCATCATTTATTTCTATAATTGTATGTGAGTTAATATCGTGTGATTGTATGTGTGTTGCACTAATACCCATACCAAAACCAAATTCTAAAATATCACCACCATTTTTTGTAACTATTTCTGCGTGTTTAACCATTATTGGTTCTTCCCATGCAGACATTACATCCCACCCACAACTTTCATCTAATATTTGTGTATCTGTAAATGTGTATTTTACTTTTGAAGCAGAACCTTTCATAATTTATTATCGACCACCACCACTTTCAATTAAAGTGCTAAATGTTGCACTTGAATTTGTCACTCCGTTAAGTTTGATATTTAAAGTGTTTGAAGTGTTTTCAGTTAAACTTCCGTTTGGTGTGTATTTAAATATAAGATGTATGGTTGAATTACCACTAAAATCTGCTATTCCGTCATTAAAAAATCCTGCGGAACTTTGAACATCTATATCAGAACCATAACTAGAACCACCATTAGTTGATATTGCAACATCTAATCCACCTCTTATTGTTCCGGAAACAGGAGTATAATAAATATCTAATCCACCAGCTCCATTTGTAATGGCTACTGTAACTGCGGCGTGTGAAATTTCAGCATCACCTGGTGCACCAGCAAACGATATAGTTGTATCTGATGGATTTCCTACGGTAGTTGCAGCTGAATGATTATAAGAATAAAACTCAGACATTGCATGTGGCGTAGAACCATCAGGTCTATCGGCTGAAGCATTTAAAGTGTTGATTGTTGCAACGGTTCCGTCTGATAAATCTGATAAACTTGTATTTGCAGTATTTGATGTTCTACCGAACTCGGTATTAATCATACTCATACTGATTGCT